ATAGAAATGGTCAAACAAAATCTGGTTTATATTCTTTGTTTATCCCAATGGAATGGAACTACGAAGGATTTATTGACGAGCACGGAGTTCCAGTATTCACTAACCCTAGTGTCGACGTGTTTGCCCCAGATGGTGAACTAATAGATATAGGTGTAATAGATCACTGGCAAAACGAAGTTGATGGTTTAAAAGGCGACCAAGATGCTTTAAACGAATTTTACAGACAGTTTCCAAGAACAGAAGAACACGCGTTTAGAGATGAAACTAAAAATTCTATTTTTAACCTTGTTAAATTGTACGAGCAAATAGATTATAACGAAGAATTATCTAGATCACTAGGTGTTTCTACCGGTAATTTTCAATGGATTAACGGTATTAAAGATACTAGCGTTATGTTTTATCCAGACCCAAAAGGTAGATTTAAAGTTAGTTGGGTTCCACCTCAACATTTGCAAAACAGAATAGTTTTAAAAAATGGTGTTAAATATCCTGGAAACGAACACGTAGGAGCTTTCGGTTGTGATAGTTATGATATATCAGGAACTGTAGACGGTAAAGGATCTAAAGGAGCATTACACGGTTTAACTAAATTTAGCATGGAGGAAGCTCCTGCAAACAGTTTTTTTTTAGAATACTTGTCAAGACCACCTACAGCTGAAATATTCTTTGAAGATGTATTAATGGCTTTAGTGTTTTACGGCATGCCGTTATTAGCAGAGAATAACAAACCTAGATTATTATATTATTTAAGACGTAGAGGTTACAGAGGGTTTAGTATGAATAGACCGGATAAAGTTTGGAATAAATTATCTGTAGCAGAAAAAGAAGTTGGAGGTATACCCAACTCTTCAGAAGATATAAAACAGGCTCATGCAGCAGCAATTGAAATGTATATTCAAAACCATGTTGGTATGAAAAAAGATGGTAGCTTTGGTGACTTATATTTTAATGAGTTACTCAATGATTGGGCTAAATTTGATATAAATAAAAGAACAAAGTTTGATGCAACAATAAGTAGTGGTTTAGCTATTATGGCAAATAACAAACACTTGTACGCTCCAAACGTAAAGGTTGAAAAACCAAAACTAAATATAAACATTTCCAGATACAATAATACTGGATTAAATTCACAAATAATTAAATAATAATATGGCATACACTGGCATTAAAAATTATTTTCCAAGTCAAACAGTAAGCGATGCTGAAAAGTTAAGCTATGACTATGGCTTAAAAGTGGCTAAAGCTATAGAGACTGAATGGTTTCACGAAGACAGAACTATTAATAGATATAGATCAAACCACAATGATTTTCATAATTTAAGGCTGTACGCTAGAGGAGAACAGTCTATACAAAAATACAAGGATGAGTTATCTATAAATGGTGATTTATCCTATTTAAATTTAGACTGGAAGCCTGTACCTATTATATCAAAATTTGTAGATATAGTTGTTAATGGTATAGCTGAAAGAACTTACGATATAAAAGCTTTTTCTCAAGATACTTATGGTGTAGAAAAACGTACTAAGTACATGGAGTCTTTACTTGCTGACATGAGAACAAAATCTATAAATGCTTTTTCAGAACAGGCGTTTGGCATTTCTACAAATGAAAATGAAAAAGAAATGTTACCTGACTCAACAGAAGAGTTAGAATTACATATGCAGCTTAGCTACAAACAAGCGGCTGAAATAGCAGAAGAGCAAGCATTAAACGTTTTATTTGAAGGTAATAAATACGAATTGATTAAAAAACAATTTTATTATGATCTTACTGTTTTAGGTATTGGTGCTGTAAAAACTTCTTTTAACACATCTGAAGGTGTTGTTATTGATTACGTAGATCCAGCAAACTTAGTTTACTCTTACACCGATTCTCCTTACTTTGAAGATATATATTACGTTGGTGAAGTTAAAGTAATACCTGTAAATGAATTAGCAAAACAATTTCCTCATTTGTCTCAAGAAGATCTAGAAGATATAATGAAAAATAAATCTTATAATAGATCTAATTATAAATCAACACACGATCACCGTAAAGAAGATAATAATACTGTTCAGGTTTTATATTTTAATTATAAAACATATATGAACGAAGTTTATAAATCAAAAGAAACAGCTACTGGTGGAGATAAAATAATACCTAAAGATGATACTTTTAATCCACCAGAAAACAAAGAAGGTGGTTACGGTAGGATGATGAGATCAATAGAAACTTTATATGAAGGAGCCTTAATACTAGGCACAAATACGTTACTTAAATGGGGTATGGCTAAGAATATGGCTAGACCTAAAAGTAATTTTACAAAAGTTAAAATGAACTACGCTATTGTAGCTCCACGTATGTATGATGGTAAAATAGATTCACTAGTAAAACGTATAACTGGTTTTGCTGATATGATACAGCTTACCCATTTAAAGCTACAACAAGTAATGTCTAGATTAGTACCTGACGGTGTGTATCTTGACGCTGATGGTTTAGCAGAAATAGATTTAGGTAATGGTACTAATTATAATCCACAAGAAGCTTTAAATATGTTCTTCCAAACAGGTAGTGTTATTGGTAGATCATTTACTTCTGATGGAGATATGAACCCTGGTAAAGTACCAATACAAGAGATACAATCAAGTAACGGTGGTGCTAAAATGCAAAGCTTAATAGGTACATACAATTACTATCTACAAATGATACGTGATGTAACAGGGTTGAACGAAGCTAGAGATGGTAGTATGCCAGATAAAAACGCTTTAGTAGGAGTTCAAAAATTAGCCGCAGCCAATAGTAACACAGCTACTAGACATATATTGCAAGCTGGTTTATTTTTAACATCAGAAGTTGCTGAGTGTTTGTCACTTAGAATATCTGATATTATAGAATACTCACCTACAAAAGATGCTTTTATACAGTCAATAGGTGTTCATAATGTTGCTACACTTAAAGAGCTAAGTGAGTTACATCTTTATGATTTTGGTATATTTATAGAGCTACAGCCAGATGAAGAAGAAAAAGCTAGGCTTGAAAACAATATACAAATGGCTTTACAGCAACAAAGTATAGATTTAGAAGATGCTATTGATCTTAGAGAAATAAAAAATATAAAGTTAGCAAACCAACTTCTTAAAATACGTAGAAAAAAGAAGATGGAAAAAGATCAAATGACGCAACAACAAAATATTCAAATGCAGTCTCAAGCAAATGCACAAGCTGCACAAGCCGCGGCTCAAGCAGAAATGCAAAAAAATCAAGCTAACGCTCAAATAGAATCTCAACTAGAGCAAATGAAAGCACAATTAGAGTCTCAGAAAATGATGCAAGAAGTTCAGCACAAAAAAGAGTTAATGCAAGTAGAGTTTAATTACAACATGCAATTAAAGAATATTGAGGTTCAAGGTATGAAAAGTAGAGAATCTGAAAAAGAAGATCGTAAAGATCAAAGAACAAAAATACAAGCAACACAACAAAGTGAACTTATAGATCAAAGAAAAAATGAAAAGCCACCTAAAAACTTTGAATCATCAGGTAATGATATATTAGGTGGTGGGTTTAATCTAGGTTCTTTTGACCCTAGATAATTTATTAATTATTATTATATTATATTATGGCAAAAAATAAAAAAGAAGAACCAGCAGTGGATAACACTGTTGAGAAATTAAAGGTTAAAAAACCTAAAGTTAAAAAGTTTAAATCAAGTGATGATGAAACTGTAAAGTTAGATCTTAGTAAAAAAACTGAAGAAGTTAATAAAGTTGATTTAACTGAAAACCAAAAACCAAAAGAAAATGAAATTAAAGAAAACAACGCTGACGATAGCGGAGTGGCTACAGAGTCTAAAGACGCCGAGCCCGTACAAAAACAAGAAGAAGTACAACCGGAAGAAAAAACACAAGAAACTCCAGTATTAGAAGAAATTACTGAAGATTCTACTGAAAAAGAAATTGAGAAAGTAGAGGAAAAAGTTGAAGAAGCAGTAGCTGAAGCTAAAGCAACCGGTGAACCATTACCAGAAAATATACAAAAGTTAGTAGACTTTATGAAAGAAACTGGTGGTGATATAAATGACTATGTTAAGTTAAATCAAGATTACAGTAAGTTAGATGATCAAGATTTATTATATGAATACTATAAACAAACAAAACCTCATTTAAATGCTGAAGAAATAAACTTTATCATGGAAGATCAATTTTCTTTTGATGAAGAGGTTGATGAGGAAAAAGAAATACGAAGAAAAAAATTAGCGTTAAAAGAGCAAGTTGCCAACGCTAAAAGCCACCTGGACGGGCAAAAGTCCAAGTACTATGAAGAAATTAAAGCTGGAAGTAAACTTACAAAAGAACAACAGAAAGCTATAGATTTTTTTAACAGGTACGATAAAGAATCAAAAGAGAATCAAAAAATAGCAAAACAACAACAAACTAGCTTTTTAAATAAAACTAATAATGTTTTTAACGATAAGTTCAAAGGTTTTGAATATAACGTCGGTAATAAAAAGTTTAGATTTAACGTAAATAATGCTAATGAAGTAAAAGAAACTCAAAGCGATATTAATAATTTTGTCAAAAAGTTTTTGAATAAAAATAATGAAATGTCAGATGCTAAAGGTTATCATAAATCTTTGTTTACAGCAATGAACGCAGATGCTATTGCTAATCACTTTTATGAACAAGGTAAGGCGGATGCTATGAAAAATAGTATCGCTAAATCTAAAAATGTTGATATGAACCCAAGACAGTCGCACGGACAAGTTGAAGCTGGAGGTGTGAAGTTTAAGGTTTTAGGCGAAAGCTCTTCTGATTTTAAGTTTAAAATTAAAAACAACAAATAACAATTTAAAATTAAAAAATTATGGCAATTACAAGTGCGAGCGGTATAGATGCTGCTCCTAGAAAACAAGCGTTGAACTCAAACTATGTAGACTTTACGTCTGCAGCAACTGAAGGATGGGCGCAACAATACTTACCAGACCTTATGGAAAAAGAAGCTGAGGTTTATGGTAAGAGAACAATCGCAGGTTTCTTAGCTCAAGTTGGAGCTGAAGAAGGTTCTACTTCTGACAGAGTTATATGGTCAGAGCAAGGTAGATTACATTTAGCTTACACGGCTAAATATAAAGACAGTAATGATACTTATGAAATAGAAAATGATATCGATGGTAACGCTGTTGGTACCGATCACGGTATAAGAGTAGGTGATATGGTTATTATGTCTATTGCTAATGCTACTGCTAAAGGATATGTTTCTGCTGTTAACGAAGACGGTGATAACGCTGCTGAGTTTACAGTATTATCTTATAGCGCTGCTAATATGGCTACTGCTTTAGGTTCTACTGCTACTACTTCTGAATTAGTTAGAGTACTAGTTATTGGTTCTGAGTTTGAAAAAGGAACTGATGGTAGATCTGCTGCTAATTCTCCTAAGTTTATATCTCACTCTAACAAGCATATTATCATGAAAGACTACTACGAAGTAGCTGGATCTGATACTACGCAAATTGGTTGGATTGAAGTTTCTGGAGAAGAAGGTCAAAACGGTTACTTATGGTATTTAAAAGCTGAAGGAGACACTAGAGCTCGTTTCACTGATTATTTAGAAATGACTATGCTAGAAGCTGAAACTGCTGTAGATGGTGCTGGCGCAATTGGTGGTACTGACGAGGGTGCTTTACAAGATGGTACACAAGGTTTATTCCAAGCTATCACTACTAGAGGTCACCAAACTTCAGGTGTAACTGGTGTTAATGCTGCTACTGATTTAGCAGAGTTTGACGCTATACTAGCTGTATTCGACCAAAATGGTGCAATTGAAGAAAACATGCTTTTTGTTGATAGAAGTACATCTTTAGCTATTGACGATATGTTAGCTTCAATGAACTCTTACGGAGCTGGTGGTACATCTTATGGTGTATTTAACAACTCTGAAGATATGGCGCTTAACTTAGGTTTCTCTGGTTTCAGAAGAGGTTCTTATGACTTCTATAAATCTGACTTTAAATACCTTAACGATAAAGGTACTAGAGGTGCTTTAAATGACACTGTAAATAACATTAGAGGGGTTGTTATTCCTGCTGGTGTATCTTCAGTTTATGACGAGCAATTAGGTAGAAACATGAAACGTCCTTTCTTACATGTAAGATATAGAGCTTCACAAACTGATGACCGAAGATTAAAAACTTGGGTTACTGGTTCTGTAGGTGCTGCTACATCTGGTAAAGACGTGATGGAAGTTCACTACTTATCTGAAAGATGTTTAGTTACTCAAGGTGCTAACAACTTCATGTTAATGAACTAAAACTATTTTAAAAGACCGGGGCTTCGGCCTCGGCCTTTTATTTTTATTAATTTTATTATATATTATATTATGGCAAAAAAAACAAAAAAAGACTCTTACCAAGGAGACCCTGGTGACG